CGGTAATTGAATCCTTGCATCGTCTATTTCCGTTTTGTCTATGTAAGGATTGTCATAAGTAGTAAATCTAAAACTTGCCCAATCAGGCTCTCCACCTTTTAAGAATAAAGAATAAAAGTAATTCTTCCCTTTAGGAGTTGATAAGAATAAAGCTCTACCTTTATAATCTGTTAAGGTAGGTCGAATAGCATTTAACCAACCTTCTTCAAGATTCGGAATAAAAGAAGCCTCATCAATTACAACAAAGTGAAACTTTCTACCTCGAAGGTTATCTAATCGTTCTCCGGTAAAGAAATAAACACCCCCATCGTTGGGGAATTTAATTGATAGTTCCGATTTGTTATTTTCAAAGGGTAATGACTTTGTTAATTTATCGAAAAATACTTTTGCTAAATGATAGGTTGGAGTAATATAGGCTACTTGTCTACCTTCTAAAGCATTTACAATTATTTCAATTTGAGATAGTTCCGACTTACCAAAACGTCTACCACACATAACAACTCGAAATCTACTTGAATTGTCAAGGATTCCTTGTTGGTTAATATGTGGCTCTGGTAACTCAAGCATCATAGAATTGTCTTACCTTTTACGAATACTACTTCTATTTTAGTATCCGATTGAACTTGTTGTGTCTCTTTAGGCTTTCCGTAAACTCTTGTAAGTAAGGTTTCTACTGAATACAAACTACCTCTTTCAAGACTTCTTCTCATCGCATTTGCGATTGTCTTTTCCAAGATTGTAGCATTAGGATTATCCCAAACTTCTTTTAATTCATCAAGTGTCATTTGCATCATAGCTTGAATAGTATCGTTAATTTCAGATAACTTGTATCCTTGTTCCTTTAGTAAGGAAGTATACGAGGTCTCCCATTAGGATTACCCGATTGACCTACTTGCCATTGAAATTGTACTATATCTTTTTTAGCCATTGTGCTGTTTATCTGCTGTTTATGAGATATATTTCAAGAACTCTTGTCTTGGTTCTCCCTCTTTAAATAGACCTAAAAGCTTACTTGTAATTGTCCAAGTATCGTGCTTCTTAACTCCTCTCATACACATACACAAATGTTGTGCTTTTAAACTTACTGCCACTCCTTTAGGACTTAATTCATCTTGTAGTCTTTCAGCTATTTGTGTAGTTATTCTTTCTTGATTCTGGAATCTATTTGCATAAAGGTCTACAACCCGAGCAAGTTTACTTAACCCTACTATTTTGTTATTAGGGATATAGGCTACTGCAGCAGTTCCGAAGAATGGTGCAGTATGGTGCTCACATAAAGAATAAAACGGAATATCCTTTTGAATAATCATTTCATCTGTTCCTTCTGCATCAAACGTTGTAAAATTAAATACTTTAGGTTCAAGAAATTCTCTCATAAACTTTACATATCGTTTGGGAGTTTCTATTAAACCTTCTCTGTCAGGATTCTCTCCTAAATGTTTTAGTATTTCTTTAAAGTGCCATTCGGCTGAATTTTCTTGATAAATCATACTCCAGTTTTTTTATTCCAAATTTCTATATGTAAACGATTAGTAAACTTTAAATAGTTTTCCTTAACTAATTCTGCAACAACTTGTTTTGAATTATTAAGTAACTCTTGATTTTCTCCGGAAGGCATTAACCAAACCTTATCCTTGTCAATTAAAGGAAGGTAAATATTTTGAATTTCTCTCCAATCTTCTTCAGTAGTTACTACAAATTTAAATTGGGTATTAAGTTTATTAAACTCGACAATCGTAGTTCGATTTAGGTACATACTTATATCATTACCGCTATTTGCTAACTTGGGAGAGCAATTCCATTGATTAACCAATAATTTGAGTTCATCATTAGGTTTAATTGTTCCGTTTGTTTCAATTTCGATATACAAATCCGGATATATTTCCTTTAAATGTAAAATAAAGTTTACTATTGCAGTTTGTTGCATTAAAGGTTCTCCACCGGTAATAATTAAATGAGCTTTGTTTTTTAATGCTTGATGATGTTCTTCATTTAATATTTCGGTAATAGGTTTGGATAATGCTTTCATCCATACTTCAATAGTATCGCATCTCCAAGTTGCATCATTATGTAACTCTCCATCAAATTGAGTTCCCATACCTCCACACATAAGATTACAACCCCCTAATCTAACAAAGACTGAAGGATAACCAGTAGTTATACCTTCTCCCTGAATTGAATAAAAAACTTCACTTACACTTAATTTAGTTTCCTTCATATATTACGTTTGATGATTTAGTTTCAGCTAATTGTATTTGAATAATAGGTAAATGATTTTTAATTTGATTGAATATCCAAATACTCATATTCTCTGCGCTTGTTTCAAATGGCAAAGATATAAAGGGTTCATTAGCTAACTCTAATAATTCAGCTAATGAATCCTTTTGGTGGAGTAAGAAATAATGGTCATATTGTTTTATAATAGGTTCAACTATTTTATCTATATCAGAGAATAACATAGTTAATCCATCTTTCATTTCATCAAACTTAAAAATACATATAACATTATAAGTATGTCCGTGTATCCTACCACACTTTTCCCCAGCACTTTTATTTCTATGTGCTGCATAAAAATGATACTTTTTTTCTATTACCATTTTGTTTGAAGTTTAAGTTTAACAAATATTATCCAATACCAAAATAAACCACCTACTACTTTTAATAAGGTTTGCGATATAGTTATATCAGTATTAATAAACGTAAATGCAATTAATTGAAATACAATACTATCCCAAATAATACCTATTATATCACTACCATTAACCTTTATGAAATAGTTTTTATTTATATTAATTTGATAAAATATACCAGCAGCTATTTGTGCTGCTATGAATCCAAACATAGAACCAAGTGCAATATTTTTTGTTTCTTTATTTATTAAATAAGTAATGAGTGAAGCTGTCATTACAAGTAACCCTAATTTAGTGATTAATTCTTTACCCTTCCATTGTTCGTGAAATAAACAACGAATAACAAAATCAAAAGGAATTAGAAATAATGCAGTAAATATTAAACCTCTTGCACCAAACCAAAGTACAATAAAGTTTGAAAAGATAAATGCTAATAAATAAAGACTAATCTTGACTACCTGCATACTTGGAGTATTTTATCTTTAGTTGTTCTGCTTGATATATTAATATAGAAGAATACAAATATGATTTCTCTGTAATATTTATTTCGAATTTGTTAAATACATTTTCTAATTTATTCTTATATTGTTCTATAAAAATATCTTTTTTTATATCTTTGTTTCTTACTTTTTTTCCTACAATATCAATCACACCATATTTAGCTGGAGCAAGCCAACTTGTACTATCTGAAGTTGAACAAAACTTACATTGTTCTAATAGTTTATTTTCTGTGCATCCTAACAAATGAATATCAATAGTAGGTTTTTTATTCTTTACATAACAAGCTAATCTATAAGTATAATCTTTCTTCCCAACTAATCTTAATTCAGGAATACTCAAAGCAATATAATCCGAATATTCTATTAATCTATCTAATCCTTTTTGACCGTCTTCCATATGGAATACGTTTATTAATCTATTAGATAAATGATTTTTCATATATTCTCTAAACTGCCAAGCTTCATCAACTCCTAATACTTTTTGACAATCAACTTCAACACACGTTCCTTTATATCCAGTTACATTAACAAACTCAATAATTAATTGCATCCACCTTTCAATAAATGTTCTATCTTTTTGTCCTTTATAAGAACCAAACATTAAAGAGAATAGACCACTATCCATTATTGTATGCCTACTGTTATTATTAATAACTTCAGGAATATTAGTAAAGGTAGGACTACCACCATTTTTTATTTTAGATAATATAAAAGGAAAAACAGTAAAAAGAGAATATTGTATATCTGCAGCATTAACACAAGCAAAATGAGATAATGTTTCAACTCCCGCAAAATGTACTTTGAGGTTGGATTGATTAGGTATAATCATATACTACATTTAGCTCCTCCAGTTTCTTCTTCCCAAACTTCACACCATATCATTCCATCTTCACTACCAAATTCCAATATTTCTTTAGCTATCATTTCACAACTCATTGCACCAAAATGACAAGGTACTCCATAACTTTCTTGTAAGTAATCTATTACTATATCTCTATAAATAAATATTTCCTTTTCCCTATTTAAATCGCTTACTTCATATCCACAAGTTATTTTAAAGGTATGTCTATGAATATAAGATAAGAAATTAACTTCAAACGGAGCATCAGGATAATTATGAAATCCCTCTATATTAAAACCTATAATTACTTCTGACTTCATAATCCTAATAAATTAAATACTGCATCTTCGGGTGTCTTGCCGTGTTTTAATAGTTCTATTTTAACCCTTTCACATTCTTCCAAAGTATATTCCAAAGTTATTTTTCCACTATCTTGTTTTTGTTCTTCTTGTGGTTGATTAAAAAATTCATCTAAATTTCCTTCAAAAACACCAACATCCAAACCCCATTCGTTTAACTTTTCATTATCCCAAACATTAGCAAGTTCATTCCAATCCCATTCTCCGAAGCCTACGTTGTCTTTAATGATAAATTCTTTTTGTTGTTCTTCAGTTAAGTCGGAAGCTTTTATAATGTGTACTTCTTTTAATCCAGATTCTTGA